TATCAAAGAGGAAACTAATTGGACCATTTATTACGATGACCCACTTTGTGAGGTTGAAATTGAAAATTGTGTTGGATGCAAATCTCCTTTGTGGTGGTCAACTCAAGACAGAAAAAAACGAATGAATATAACTCTCGAAACATTCAAAAAACTTAACGATGAATGAAGTAGCTGAAGGCATAGAACTGAGAGAAGAAGCATTAGATCTTCTCGAAGAAAAACGCCATGAATGGATTAAACAGGCCCGTGCGTTTGCATTTAATCTGCTCTCCAGGCGTGGCATTAACAATCCTGATCCTGTCATAACGACTGATGATTTATGGGCGTTATGTCCTCCTCCGAGTGAAATTAATCCTAAAGTAATGGGAGCAGTCTTTCGGAAGTCTTCAGGATTTAAACCTCTTGGCTACGTTCCGTCAAAACGGAAGCAATGCCATGCAAGGCCTATTCGTGAGTGGACGTTTGCTTGACCTTGTTATGAGGGTCATCAAACGAGACGGTGACGAATGGAAATGCTCCGAGTGTGGATGCACAATCCAGCGAGGGGAAGAGACTCTATGTGACTGCACCGATCCAGACGGGTCGGAGCGGTTGCAGGAGTTATACAACATAGACTCTAATCTGAATTAACATGGAAGAAACAATATTTGAAGGTTATTTAGATTTAAAAACGATTGAATCTAAATATCAAATAAGAGTTGATCACCTTAGAAAGATTTGTAGAAAAGGTGAATTAAAATCTATTCAAGTTGGTGGATCTAAAGGGCCACATCTTGTTAAAGAAGAAGACATAGAAAATTATGTAGCTGGTAAAAGAAGGCAACATAAAGAATCTATACTTGATTCTATAGATCATATTCATTCTTTTATGTCACAAATCAAAGGTGATAAAAAAACAGAAAATATTATGTTTGATCAATTAGAAGCAATTGGATCATACATAGATAAACACTCTTAAAAAAGAAAAAATGGAAGAATCACAACATACGTTTCAAGAAACACATGTAACGCCTGAAATGGCATCCATGTGGCTTGAAAATAACAATGAAGGCAATCGGCCTCCGAAACCATCAGTATGGAAACATTATTCACGTATGATGCGTGAAGGAACTTGGGGCGGCACTAATATTGTCGTTTTTGATAAAAATCAGAATCTCCTGGACGGGCAACATCGTCTTAGAGCAGTTGCAGATTGTGGGATACCCCAGGCATTTCAAATTATTCGAGGTGCTGACACGGTAGCTCGGAATTATTTAGATACTGGGAAACCAAGATCTGCATCAGACTCTATATCCATGTCTGGTGCAAATAAAAATCAGTCTGCTATATCAGCAGGATTAGTTCTTCATCATCATTGGATGCAAGGAGCATTTACGACTGAAATATGCTCTGGTCGTTCTAACCTTGCAATGAAAAAAATACATGCCAGTGAACGCAATGCCTTAGTTCAAAGGCTTTATGAAAAAGATCCAGGTGCATGTGATCTTATTTCTCAAAAAGCTTTTAGAATGAGATCAAAATTTCCTGTTATCAACATAAGTGCCCTGTTTGCATTTTTATATCGTGCTAAACAAAAGCAAATGTTTGAAGAAGCATTGTATTTTGTGGAATCAGCCGTAGCAGGAGATGGTTTGCCTGAACTTGATTCAAGAAGACTGATGGTTCAAAGCTTAATGAAAATCAGTGTTTCAAAACTTAGAAACAGGAAGGGTCCGTTGATTCTTTCGTTGTTAGTAAATTTCTTCAACAAAAGAAACACTGAAGTCAGATATACACTAACTAAGTTTAAGACTTGTCCAGATCTTCTAAACTTTAAGATCTGATTATTCGGTAAGGCCAGGATAATACTTGGCCTTGCCTTTCTTATCCTTGACCATCCTAAGAACTTCTTTCCTGTTATCTCCTATTGAACTGTAACTCACATGAACCCAACCTGAGTTGGGCCCTTCTGGTTCTCCAGTTATTTTAGAGACTTTATCAGGATTATAATTTTCTAGGATTAGCTGATCAAAGTTCAAATTGTCTCGAATCCATTCTGCCAATTGTAGGTTACTTACCTGTTCGCTTTAGATTTCGATATCTGCGGCACTTTTGGTTCCTTGACAGCAATGGGCTGAATTCGATGATCCGTTGACCAGATCATTTAACGGCTTTGACCTGAAACAGCTATTGACTTTGGTGGGACCGAATTGGTCTCTCACTGGCTGAAGCACAGCAAGGACCAATGCGGTTATACGGGCTACAGCGTTGGTATCAAGATGGTCTTCCTGATCAATTCCAGCGTGTAATGCGGTGGGGGAATAAACCAGTTCTTGTAAACTAAAGTTCTGACTTATTCTCATGGCAAGCCATTTATCCTTTGATAAGGTCCATGACGGATTTGTGACCGTGGCTGTTATCACCATCCACAGCACCGTCCAGTGCTTCTCGTACTTCTTTAGGAAGTTTTTCAAGATGTGGTTCTAGGTGTTCAACGGCTAAAGACTGAGCTTTATCGGCTACGATGTCTTTGAGCATGTTAGCCACGAATGGCAGGACGAGGTTAAGCATGTCTTCCTTTTTAGGGTTGAGGTTAAAAAAATCATAAAGCCATTTAAATAGTTGCAACTGGTTCCTTGTCGTTATGAGGTGGTATTTCGTGTTTTTCAGGTTCCTGGGCTAAGTCACCACCGGATTCAAAATAGAACTTCGCTATGCCAGCGATAATCGGTATAAATGCGCCAATAAGTATATTAAGTAAATCTTTACTTGAGGAAGGTAACTCGGCAGATGCTCCAAGCATTATATGAACAACATAAGCAAAAATTCCTAAAGCACTTAGAGCAATAGCAAATCTTGCTGCAAACCTAAGCACCTGGATCTTTTCATTTACTGTTGTTGATTCTTTAACAGGCTTTGGAGGATCTGGTTTTTCTACTACTGTAGTCGTTGTTTCTTTAGCCATTATCGTGTTTTAAATGATTCAACTACTCGTGTGTTATTTTCAATTACTGTTGATAGTTTACTAATCGAATCAATCATTGATTTATTGAAATCACGTTGAAGTTCCAAGACCTGTCTTTCATTTTCAGATCGGTCTTCTCTTGCTTCTTCACGTTCTTTTCTACTCTCATCAAACTGGTACTTAATAAACCACATCAGGATTACTGATATAGCTACTGGAATACCAACCTGATTCAGTAAATCTAATACTGTATTTACTTCCATGAGATCGGGGTGTGTTGTTCCATAAGTATAAGCATAATCAGCAGGGTTCATGGCTTTGGGTATTTATCTTTTACGCTTTTTATGCGAGCTTTCCACCCATCCATATCGTGATAAATCTGGTCTAGCTGTTCAGGGATTGGATCGTATGCTAATGCTCTGTCACGTTGGTATTGTTTAGCTTTGTATTCTGCTTGGAGTTCTTTTATTTTTTCATTTATTTCTTCTTCAGTTGGTTGCTCTTTATCACTATCCCAAATAGATATTTTACCATCTCTAGCACTGAAGTTAGCATCTGGCACTAATGCTGAAATTGCCTCTATTCTATAACTCATTGTGCAACCTCCATTACTGTTATAATTGTTGCCCCACCTATTGACCACACATCTGTACCAGATTGACCCATTCTATTTAAGTAAGAGGAATAGGAAGTATCAACTGTTGATCTCCATTGTAATTCCACAGTTCTTTTTGCTGTATCGGTTCCAGTAGGTGTAAAATAAATTGATCCTGAAAAGTGGTTCATTTCATAATTTGCAATATTATTCCCCATACTAACTCTCGCTAACCCCTTATCTGAATTTAAAGATGATAATTGATTACCGCAAACATTTGTTGAGTTTTGGAAAATACTAAAAACTGTGCCACTACCATAGTGATTACCTTGCGATTCACCATAATTACCACTAAACATAACAAACAGTTTTGAATTATTTTTTAAATTATTAGGTAAAGTGCAGGATGCACCAGTTGGTGCCCAACTAGATTTATTACCACTTCTCTCATCTATGCTTTGATCGATTACTTGATTTACTTGTATTACATGATCCGCAGGAAAAGTCACATTACTAAGTGTCCCTGAATTAAGGTAAGTTGTTACACCATCTCCTGACTTTAGTTGGTCAGTTTGGATTATACTAGGCATGATTTTTATTCTGGTTTAGTTATGGTGCTAGTTCGATTGCACATATTGATGATACTCCGACCTCACCAGCACTACTTGATATACACCTATTTGTTGTTAGTTGATCACAAGTTGACTCAGCCGTGGCGAAACCTAATTTGTATGTAATTTGTGTACCTGAATTGATGTCCGATTGTGTTTGTCCGTGTGCATCAAAATATTGCATATTCAAAATTACTGGGGTTGAATCATCATTAAAATCATGATATGAGCGTGTAGCAAGTGAAATACCAATTTCTCCAATAACAGGACTCCCATGAGTAACAGCAGATGCTATTTTTACTGTATTTCTCCA